TGACTTTCCAGAATTTACTGGCCAGAATCCCAAAATGGAATATGGTTATTATTGAAGAAGAACGCAAACGAATAATAGAACGCAGTGGATGTAATTATTTAGAGGAGTTAATTACTTGTGTCCATATTATTCAATTGAAGGTTCTCACATGTATCCGTGTAGGAAACAAACAGAAAAAAATTGATATCGCCATTCCGAAATTAGACGCTTTTATTCATAAAGTGTATATTCACGTTGCCCGTAAGGTGTATTCTAATGTTTATCTTTTTGAAAAGAGCATTTCGTCCCTAATGATCCAGAAGAATATGCGCGAATTGGAATTGATTGTTCAAGAATGTATTTTGACAGCCATTCGCGAGAGTATTCCTACTGAGGAAATCATAAAGGCGTATATGGATGAGGCCGTTGAACATGAGGAGGAAGTTATTATCGAGAACATTGATGAACCTGTATTACCCGAGGAACCTTCTGTAGAAACCCCTTCTACCGGGATTCCTTCAACCGAAGACTCTGACTCAGAAAGAAGGGCGACCGTTCCTTCGATTCAAGACATCGATGACAGACCTGTTTTGACTAGATTGAAATTTAATGATTATGATTCTGTAATGGATGAGAACAATGAGGTTGATACGATTAGTGCGCCGAAAACAATTGAGCGACTAGAAGAGATTAGCACTGAACGAGCTATTCAGCGAAAATTGGAAGAGGAAGACGATTTAGATGAAAAAATAACGATTCATACAGATTCGATATCGTTGGATGGATTGGTCGATTTAGATAGACGGGATGATGATTATGTTTCGTTGGATGATATTGAAGAATTGAATTGAACGCAGAACAATGGGCTCATCCCTGCGTAAAATCCAATGTAAAAATTGCGCCGTCTTTTGTATAAATGGAGAACCTCTTTTTATTTGCCATTTTTACAACCGCCATTTTTATTCTTTTAAAAACTCTAGAAATGAAATATTTAGAAGAAGAAATGAAACCATTGAAATACATGGTTCGTGATTCTATTATTGTCTTCGCTAGTTCAATTGCTGCTGCTGTTCTACGATTTTATATTAAAGGTTCTCTCGTTGATTTTTTGAATGTTGTCACAGAAAATAAAATTCCTAATTTAGAAGCTACAGAAATATTTACAGGAGAACCTGGGTTTTAAACCCTTCAACTCTTCACTGGTTTAATGAAGTTGTCATAATATATCTTTATGACAAATTCGAGTATTTTTTTAAAGATTTATACGTAAGACGGGATTTCATCCAAATCGATTATTTGTTGACCTTCAGGAATATTATCCTTCTTGACAATGAATTCCGTAAACAACGACTGTTTTAATTGGTCTTCCGGGGTCTTATTATGGACGGTTCTCGATATCATCTTGTATAATTTGAAATTCGGATATCTTTCCTCCCCGTTTGACATGTAGAGAACATTCTTTCCATTGTCATCCGTCACCCAGTCTATAATGAGTTTTTGAAGTTCATCGGGTTCAAAGTCTTCATCGGTTTCATCCTCTATGTCAAGAAGGAAATCATAGATAGAACATCCTAGACGACAAATATCGAAACTATAATTGGGGTCGAGTCTGGGTTTCTTTTTATTGAAATACGGCTCACAATTATACTGGGTTGATGCATCGCCTCCTGGTGAAAAACTGTCGCTACAGAAAGTATGCCCTTGGAATTTGTAAATAGCGCGACCGAAATCGATGAGTTTGAAAAGTCTGCCATATGTAGGAACTTTATAGTAGGTTTGGTCAACTTTGTAATATAGGTTCTCCTCTTCTGTATCCACATACATAATATTGTTAGTGTGAAGATCATTATGTGTGAAATTGAATGCTTTCTGATAAGCATAAAGAGTCATTATCACTTGGATTAGAGCACTAGCCGCCGTGTCTATGTCTAGGACTTTTTTAACGAAAAGCCGGTCGAGAGTCCCCTTACATTTTTCTAGGCAAATCATTTGCACGGGGAAGTCATAAATAAACGCATTCATAGGGATTTCTGTTTCCTCGCTAGAAGTAGCTTGTTCTGATTCGGACCCTTTATCTTCGTCTGATTCCACATCCGACCATTCAGAGTCTTCATCTTCGTGTTCGTTTTCAATATCTTCATCTTCATCGTCATGTTCCTCTTCCTCGTCACTATAATTTAATTCGCTATTATTGGACGTGTTCTCCGACGAATAGGTTTCCGAAGATTTTTCATAAACACAATCTTCTGTTATTATTTCTTCAAGACCTTCTACAACTGGTTCTGAATTCTCGCACTCACCCGCATTATCAAGTTCTTCTACATCATCTAACAAAATATTTGAGTCAGAAGATTCATTATGAATTAGTAATTTATTTTTGTTATTTCGAGAACCAAAATTCGCAAAAGGGTTCTCCGACTGTTCGACTTCGTATAATTTCCCCCGGTTCTCAATGAAATATTCTGATTGTGTCAAGTAGTCAATATCATCCGCTAGATTCATACGGAATTTCTTCTGGACACCCATGAAAGAACCATAATAATCTATTCCGTTTAATATACCATGTTCATTTAAAACCTGGCTAGACAAATAACAGAAAAAATTGTCGATATAACTCGCGTTATTTAAACTCGCCAATTTTTCATGGGGTTTGTTTATTAAATCGGGGAGAACCCTGAAATTATCATTCGCCTTATATCGTCCTATTAAATACCTAACAGGGTCTAATAGAGGCGCGAATTTAATAAATAATTCGCAATCAATGCTTTTTGACAACTTGCTATCCCATATTTTATCCAATCCTGTCATATGAAATCTGTGATTTAGTCCGACAGAATTATAATTCGATTCCGTTAATTCGAAAAACTGTTTATATATGGGATGATAGGTTTGAAATTGGTCTATTATAAAGGGATTCGTTGTTTCTTCGCCGTTTTTTTCGGAAAATTCTTTTTCTAAATCTTTTAAAGCAACCTTTTTTGGCTTGTAATAATTTAACTTGAATTTAGTCATTTATGTATAAAAGGTATTAATTTTATTCTTTTTGAACGATTGTGCGTATAAAAAAATCGATTATTATAAGACCGATTATATATACAAATGACGCTGGAATTGAAGAAATTCGATATGCGTTCTATTACATTTAAACCCGATGAGAACAAAGGCCCCGTTATTGTAATGATTGGTCGGCGTGATACGGGTAAATCGTATTTGGTTCGCGATTTATTGTATCACCATCAAGATATCCCTATTGGAACCGTTATTTCAGGAACAGAAGCCGGTAATGGTTTTTATGCGCAGCACGTTCCTAAATTATTTATTCATGAAGAATACAATTCGGTTCTCATCGAGAACATTTTACGCCGGCAAAAAGTCGTTCTCAAACAAGTCAATAAAGAAATGGAACAATATCGTAGGTCGACGATTGACCCCCGGGCTTTTGTTATATTAGATGATTGTCTTTATGACCAAGGATGGACTAAGGATAAGTTGATGCGTTTGCTTTTTATGAATGGGAGACATTGGAAGGTTATGCTCATCATAACAATGCAATATCCGCTCGGAATACCCCCTAATTTGAGAACCAATATCGATTATGTGTTCATATTACGTGAGCCATATATGACAAATCGAAAAAGAATCTGGGAGAACTATGCTTCTATGTTTCCCACACTGGAATCTTTCTGTTCGGTCATGGATCAGACCACAGAGAACTACGAATGTTTGGTCATAAACAATAATGCCAAGTCAAATAAACTACATGACCAAATTTTCTGGTATAAAGCGGAAACCAGACCGGATTTCAAGTTGGGTTCGAAAGAATTCTGGGAAATATCGAAGGGGATGGGTGACGATGACGATGAAGACCAATATGACCCCAACAAGGGGCGAAAAAAATCGGCAGGCCAACAGATAACTGTCAAGAAGAACAAATGGTAGATGATTTTTCGGAAAAGGGAGTGAAATCTAGAAACGCCCTTATGTAAATCTATATACACCCTTTGGTTACGTTATACATTCTTTGTATATAATAGATACACCCCACAAATTTTTATAATATATAAAATTGATATAATTTATATGAATATTATAATAATAAATTATATGGAGGATGAATGGAGAATTGCTGATAAAATACAACAACTATATCGCGAGTTACATATTATAAAAAATCAATGTAAGCCATTTACTTTATATAGAATAACTGAATTATGCAAACATATTGGGATTAAAATAAGCAGAAGTGTTACTCAATATTATAGAGATGATGAAAAAGTAATAGTTAAAATAAAAACGAATGGAGGAGAACAACCAGTTGTGTTTTTCACATATAACGGATTATGTCGATTATTATGTAAATCTCGTCAAAAAATACCAGATGAGTTATTGAGTTTATGTAATGTAAAACAACTAAAATATAATTGTATTGAATTGGATACAATTTCTAATATTACAACCGCTTTTACAGGAGAAGAGTATATATTACAATATCAAATATTAAGTTATAGAATTGACCTATATTTCCCAAAATATAGAATAGCAGTTGAGTGCGATGAATTACATCATTCAAAAAAAGATAACTCTTGTAATGATGAAATAAGAGAAAAACGAATTATACAAGAACTAGATTGTAAATTTATTAGATATAGACCATATGATACGGATTTCAATATATTTTGTGTAATTAACCAAATATATAATCTAATAAAACAATCGTAAAAACAATATAATAATAACGAAAATATTATTATAATGTGCGGAATTGTAGGTTATCTAGGAACGACACCAGAAGGCATCGATGCTGTTGTCGAAGGTCTTACCATTTTACAAAATCGAGGATATGATTCCGTAGGAGTTTCTACGATAGTGAATAATAAACTCCAAACAAATAAACACGCTTCTACTATATCAACCAACGCTATTAAGTTATTGCGAACTACAGTTAAACCGACCAGAAGCACAATCGCTATTGGTCATACAAGATGGGCTACGCATGGGTCAAAAACCGATGTTAATGCTCACCCTCATCATGATTCTAGAAATAGAATCGCCCTCGTTCATAATGGAATTATCGAGAACTTCCAAGAATTAAAACAAGAATTGGTCGAAGCCGGGTACGCCTTTCAGTCTTCCACAGATACTGAAGTCATTTCAATCCTCATAGGTTCTCTTCTTGACAAAGGAGAAACTATTTTGGACTCTATTAAAAAAACAGTTGATAGACTCAAAGGAACGTGGGCTCTCGTGATTATTCATAAAACTTACCCGAATATGTTATGGGCGGTTCGTAATGGTTCTCCACTTTTACTGGGGGCAAATACCCAATGTGTTATGGTTGCTTCAGAGGCTTCCGCATTCCATCAATATGTGAACAATTATATTGTCCTGAAGGATCATGATGTTCTAGCCATTTCTTTGAACGCCGGCGAATTCACTTATAATAAATCTCTTTCATCATACCCGAAACAAACAAAATCATCAGAAGTCGTAGAGACCACTCCTGGAGTGTGGCCTCATTGGATGATAAAAGAAATCAGAGAACAACCCGAGGCGGTTTTAAGGGCCATCAATAATGGCGCCCGAATTTCTTCGGCGACGACTGTTAAATTGGGCGGCCTAGATTCATGTAGGGAGTTATTAGTAGATTCCGACCATTTGATAATATTGGGATGCGGGACGTCTTTTCATGCCGGATTATGGTCGCTTGACCTTTTTAAATCTTTATACGCGTTTGACACAGTTAGTCTGTATGACGGCGCCGATTTTTCAGCAAAAGATGTCCCATTGAAAGGTAAAACCACGTGTGTTTTGTTATCGCAATCAGGCGAGACGAAAGATTTACAACGGTGTATACAAATTATTCATGACAAAGGGTTGGTTAGTATAGGAATAGTCAATGTAGTGGATTCTTTTATTGCTCGCGAGACGAATTGTGGCGTCTATTTGAACGCTGGTAGAGAGGTAGCCGTTGCTTCGACGAAATCATTTACAAATCAATGCGTTGTTTTAGCACTTTTATCTATTTGGTTCTCGCAAAATCGGGGAACATGCGAAGAAAAACGCAGGAAAATAATCGCCGACCTTCATCAATTACCGGTTCAAATAGCAAATTCATTTACAGAAACCAATACACAAAAAATCCGGTTTTTAGCGAATAGTATTCTGACAACGAAATCGATGTTTTTACTGGGTAAGGGGAAAGAAGAGGCCATTGCGAAAGAAGGCGCACTCAAACTCAAAGAAATCGCCAGAATCCACGCCGAAGGATATTCGACATCAGCTCTTAAACATGGTCCTTTTGGACTATTAGAACCAGGTATGCCGGTTATTGTTATGGATATAGGCGAGGAGAATCGCGAGAAAACAGCGTCGTCGATACAGGAGATAAAAGCACGTGATGCCTGGATATATCTTCTTCGTGACAATTCCGAAGATTCTTTTTTTAATTTTGAATCGAATACCACGTTTGGCGGTTTATTGGCAAATATTTCTTTACAATGGCTGAGTTATGAATATGCTGTCTTGAATGGGTTCTCTCCTGATTATCCTAGAAATTTAGCAAAAGTGGTGACGGTGGAATAATTTGTGGGGTTATTGTATATGGATACGCTTCAAGAAGTTGGTAAAAAGGTTGGTAAAAAAGTTATAAAAGTGGGTAAAAAGATGGGCGAAAAGGTTGGCGAAACATTTGGACCCTCAAAGTCAAGCAAAAAATACACTAAACCATTTAGTGGAAAGAATTACGTTGAGATTGAGAAATGTTTAATTGAAGTTTCACCAACAGAAATGAGAGATATATATTCAGGACATCCCAAAAAAGTAAGTGGCACAACAGAGGAACAACAAAAATGTTTACAAGAATTTGCAGAAAAAAGACGTGCCAAATTCGAAAAAACAAAACGAAGAAAAATTTCAGAAATTACAGAGGATGAATTAAACGATTTAGAATATGTTGTTAGCGAAAATCAATTTAAAAAAGTTAAAAAAATAGTAGAAGACGCAAGAAAAATTAAACAATATATGAAACATAAAGAAGACCCTATTCTAAAACACGATTCTGGAGATTCTTTGTTTGACCCATTTGAACCTGAAAGAAAACGTGTTGTGTCACATATGCAAAAAGTTGATAAATCTTCATTTTCGAAAAGGTCTGATGAATCAGATGATTCAATCAATAGGTTTGAACCTGAAATATTAGTGGATGAAATAAGAATACCAGACCCAACAATTGAAGAAATTTTAGATAATAGTAAATCATATATGATTTGGAAAAGAGGAATCGACATTTTAAAAAATAAATTAATAGCAAAAAAAGGCGGAAAGTCCCGTAAAATGAATCGAAAAACTCGTCGTAATTCGAATCGTAAAACCAGACGTCGTTAATTTATTTTATTATACTAAATAATAAAATAATATCATCAAATAATATGACAGAAATACCAAACAAAGAAATACACGAAATATTAAAATTGTATATGAATGAAGACCAATTAAAGAAATATATTGGTTTAGTTAAATTGTCTTCAGACGATAAAGTAAGATTAATAAAAAGACTAAAAAAAATAAACCCTATTATACCTAGAAATAATCATTCATCAATTTTAAGAAGTAGTTCTCGCGATTCCATCGATTTATTCACTCCAGAAGCCATAGAAGAAATAAATGAAACAAAAACGAAATTCAAAACGGATATGCCTTGCTTTTTGGATTATATCAAAGGTATAATTCAAAATTTAGAACTCGTTTATAGCGACCTTTCTTGAGGACCATCTTCGTCTATTAAACCAAAAACCTCAACCTTAGGCTCAGCAACCGGGGTTTTATCTTTTTCCAAATTATATTCCAAAACCTTCTCGTTATATGCCTTCGTTTCTTCCTCGGTAGTCGGTTCGCGACTTTCGAAATCGACCGTTTCCGTAACTCCTACAAGATTTCCCTGTGCGTCAATCGACTGAGTCAGCTTATTACCGCTCTTCTCGGCATTCTTGATGTTATCTTCAATCGCCTTCTTCTTTGACTCTTTCACTCTCTTTTCGAATTCCTCCTTCGCTCTCGCCTCGTTCTTAATCTTTTCATTATGTAGCTGATTAAGCTCTTCTTCCATGAACTCTACACGCCCTGTCTTGTAGGCATCTGGGTCCCATGGCAACCACATACCTACAGGACCCACCAAAATATCATGATTAGGGTCCAAATCACGCAGCTTCTTGCACTTAAGCTCAGCCTCCTCCTGACTAGGAAAAACACCGCGCACCTTTAGACCACGAACAGATGTCTGGAACGAATGTTGTCTATTAAATTTCAATGAAAGAGCATCATCGTTCTTGTCGATAAAGTTCTTGAAATCCGTTTCAGCACCCTCCTGCTTCAACTTCGGTCCCTCTTCCTCGACGAAATCAGTGTAATCCTTTATGACATTCTCGACATTAAGCCCATATTTGAATGAAAGAAAATGAATGAAATCGAAAAACTTATCCATCGATTTCTTGAAATCCCATTGTTTTAGGAATTCATCGAACATGAAAATCTCGCGTTGCTTCAAAATCTTTTCAGGAGAAACAAAAGAAAGACACGCGAATTTTTGTCCAGCAATAGGCGGGTCCTCGTCGCACAAATCTATATATTTAGGATTTATTTGTCCATTATCCAAAAATTTCTTTTCAAATCCACTAGAAGCCATATATATCTTTTAGACACATCTTATTTAAGTAATTTTAACGCTTCTAAATATTTTTTTGTTTGGTTATAATATAAAATGAGCGGATTCGATTTTTCTGAATTAATTAAACGTGCCATCAAGTATATTATTGAGGGTATCATCGTTGCTCTTGCTGCTTATGTTATTCCTAAAAAGTCTCTCAATGTTGAGGAGGTTGTCGTCATTGCTTTGACCGCCGCGGCCACTTTCAGTGTTCTCGATGTTTTCATTCCTAGCATGGGTTCGATGGCTCGAAATTCTGCTGGAGCAGGAATTGGTCTAGGAGTTATTGGCGGCTTACCTGTTGCACCACTATAAATTCGTTTATATAAATTCTCTTTATAATTTTCATAAAATATATTATTTATGAAAATCCGGTGTTATTTATGACCCATTTTGTTATTCTTTTTTTGAGAACTTTTATCTGACATATATATTTATAAAAATTTTCATCCCTTTTTTTTTATTATTTTTGATTCAATTCTCTGTAGCACCTGTGGTTGAGCCTTCGATACTTTATCTACAACTTGTGTTACAGCCTTAATACCAATTTCTATCTCAGGCTTCATCACTTTTTCGACAACAGGTTCCACATCTTTTTTCACAAATGTATCAATAACACCCGAAATATCCTGGCCTGTTATCTTTTTGACAACCCCATTCAACCCCGGTTCCAAAACATTTTCTAAAACAGCTTCTTCTAAGTCATCCGCAATCAAAACAATAGACGAAGTTGTTAATGGTTTTTTGAGAACATCCGTAATTTTATTAACAGTTGGTTCAGTAGAATCCTTAAAACAAAACGCAAATAAACAACTCATTATATATTGTCTAAAAGAAAATAAAGACATAAAATTAATTAAATGTAATGTCTTGTGCTATTTATATTGTGAATTTTAAGGACGATGAACGCAGAGAAAGAATGACCCAACGTGTAAAATCTATTGGAATGGACGCGCATTTTGTCGACCCAGTTTCTATTCATGACCCTAGATTAAGAGACCAACCGATTACTGATTTCGAGAAAAGGAATTGGTCTATTTTTTTCCAACACGTCGATTCTATGCGCCATTTTTTCGAAAACACTACATACGATTATTGTATTGTCTGTGAAGACGACGTTCTTTTTTCTAGAAAATTAAAAGAATACATACCCGAGATAATAGACCTTTATGACAAATCCGGGTTGGATATTTTGCTA